TTTATGGGGATACATGGTCACTATTGGGCCACCGTCTTTAGGCTTCCTAACTTGAATCCTAGTTTCAGGATTTTCGTAACGGGCTAATATTTCCAACGCCTCCAGCGCCTGTTTCATTGCTTCTATGCTCATCGCTTCAGCCCCCTGATGTAGATCGCAAAGCTCGCCACCGTGTCAGGGCCAAAAGAGGACGAGAACTTCTCCACGGCCCGAGCGACCTCTTCAATCGTCTCGTTACGAACCCTCGCACGGTACGGATCAAGCTCCCTGGTCAGCACTACCTTGTCGGCAATCTGACGTTTGCGCCAGCCCTGGGCATGCTCGATACGTTCAAAAGCCTCGTCCTCTTCATTCATTGCCATCCCTCCGCTTTTGCATCTCCATCATGTGCAGCAATCGGGCATACATGTCCGCGCCTGTGTTACGCATGTACTCCTTCATGTCCAAAATGCCAGGGAGCGCGGCCACCGGCACATTCACCTCGATCAGGCAGTCCGCCTGCTCCATGGTGATCCTCAAGACCGGGATGTCCCGGTCATCCGTTGTTTCACCCATCAATTCTCTCCTTCATACGGGTTCATACCCGGTTGATCAATAGCCCCGCGTGACCCGTCCCGCCACTCGGAACACGTGACACGGCTCACGGTGTACCGCTTGAAATTGCGCGACTTTGGGTTCAGACATGCCGACGCTATGTCCGCAGGGTCTGGGGAGGTCAGCAGCTCCGACCAATACCGGCAGTCCTCACAATTGCCCTGGTTCAACATGTCACTGCCCTGCTTTCTTGAAGTGCTCGTCCGCATCCTTGTAGAACGACATAAACAGGTGGATCGCCCTGTGCATGTCCATTCCCGCCGCCCGGGCCATCCCCGCCGCAACCTTCGTTGACGACAGCACACAAATGCGCTTGTCCTTTGAGACCTTCATCATCGCGTCCGTTATCGCCTCGGTCATTGCCTTGGCATCGGCCTTCATGCGGGCCATCTCTTCTTTGGTTATCTCACTCATGATTTTTCCTTCAATGCATGAACACCAACGCTCATGCCACTCAAATAAATCGCCGCCAAAGCCTGCTGGAATGTGCAGCCGCCATTGGTCATGCTCGCAAAAATGTCCAGGGCCTGGGACTCAATGAATTCACGCTGGGACCGCGAACCGAGGTTCATCTTCTCCATTCCCCGTGGGTTGCCCCGCTGCATGGTTGGTCTAATCTCGCTCATTGCCGATCCAACCAGCGATCGTAAGCGACGCTTTCCAAATTCGCATCACGGTTTTCCTGCCAACGCTTGGGGAACACCTCCTGTGCATATTCTTCGATCTCGTTCAGCAACCCCGCCGAGATGATCGGAGAAATGTCCACGGACGAACCCGGGAGATACACATGCATCAGCGTGAACGTCGCCGGATAGTCCGGCTCCATCTTCAAACCCGTGCCAAACTCCCGCGAACCCACTTGCTCAGGCTCGTACTCAAAGAAACAACTCAGGTCCACTCCCAACTCATCGCATTCATATTCCAACCATTCCAAATCGTTGTGCTCAGGGGTGCTCATTTGCGTTTCTCCATCAACAGTGCCGTTTGCAGGCGATAGGCGTCCTCAGACACCACGTAGTTAGGCTTGGGAGGCTCGTACCGGCAGCCAATCAATACCTTGCCCGTGTTGTACGGGGGAATGCGAGGGGATTTGGGCCCCAGGACCGTGGACCGAGGGTCAATCGGTATCTGTCGTTCAGTGTGTGCCATGCTCGTCTCCTTGCGTTGAAAGATCGCGGTATGCCGCCTCAATGCCCTCCAGCAAATGAGGCAGCGTCATCCCAATACCATGCGCCAAGGTCGCCGAACCGAGGACCATGGCCATCAGCGCATCGACCGGATGCTCGAAGTTCTCATGGCATAGTGTCATGAGCTTTTTGGCATTTCGCAACGCCTCCTCATGCTGGTTGATCTGCGCTTGAGTCTCAAATGTACTCATAATTTAGCTCTCCTTTCTGTGGATATCTAGTGGTTAGGGCATTTAGTCTATGCTACGTGGGGCTACTTGTCAATACGGATGCGTGCGAAAAGTTGAGAAAAACATAGGTAGTTTCCCTTAGAGCTATGCATTTTTGTTATATCAGAGGGGGACGAATATGTATTTTTGAGAACCCTATAGAACTTTTTAGGGTCGAGTATGTTTTTGAAATTTTTTTTGTGAAATTAGACGTAATGACGTAATAGACGTAATAAATCAATGTTTATGCGGCTTCCAGAGCATTTCACTTCATTACTGCTCAAAAATTAAGCGTAATTTTCAGGGGAGATCCGCGAGATGCTTTTTTGAAAAATATTTTTCGTTGTTGGGCTGAAAAAGTCTATAGGGGTCCCTTGGATTGGTTGGAGGGGTGGAATTGCGGTGACGTGGGGGTTGAGGCGTAATGGGTTGACTTTTGAGGGTACGGCCTTTACAATCCGTGCAACATTTGCGGGGTGTAGTTGTGTTACAGATTGACCAGGGTATCGAGATGCCCGAGACCCGAACAAAGTATCCGTTCGACGAGATGGAACGCGGGGACAGCATCCTGTTCACCGACAAAAAGCAGGCCGAGTCCGCCCGGGTGGCCTCGATCCGGTTTGTGAAGGTCCATCGCCCAGGCTGGACCTTTTCGCTGCGCCGAGTCGAGGGTGGCTGGCGTCTTTGGCGGAACGCCTGATGACCAAAAAAGACGTGTGGAACGTGCCGCCGGTGACCCCGGACAAGGCACGCTCGAGAATGTCTCGAGAGGTGGTCCCGCTGCGCAAACAGCGCAAGACCCTGAACGCCAAGGAATGGAAGTTCGTCACCGAGCTGGTGACCGGCGATGGCCGCGTCACCATGAAAGAGGCGGCGATCCGGGCTGGGTACACTGAGACCTCCGCGTCCGTCATGGCGTGGAAGCTGACCAACCCTGAGATCAATCCGCACGTGGTGGCGGCGATTCAGGAATATCGCGCTCAGCTCAACTCGAAGTACAACACCAGCTACGAGCGGCACATGCGTGACTTGCAGATGATCCGGGACAAGGCCCTCGAGGCGGGAGCGTATGCTGCAGCAGTGCAGGCCGAGTACCGCCGAGGGCAGGCCCTGGGCACAATCTACGTTGAACGGAAAGAGATTCGCCATGGGACTATCGACAGCATGTCGAAAGAAGAAGTGCAGCGCAAGCTCGACGAGCTGCGCAAGCTCTACGGCGGGCCGCCTCCGACTGCCCTCATTGACGCCAAAAGCGGCGAAGTGATCGAGAGCATAGACCGTGAGCGCGATCCTGAATTTGTCCCTCCCGTGGCAGAACCTGCCCCCGACATCTTTGAACGGGACAACGATCTGGGACCCGACGATGGCCGGTCCTGAAGCCGCGTTCGCCTTGCGTGTGCGCGAGGGTTTGCAGCCCTTGGGCGTGGATATTGAGCGCATCGAAAATCGGGTAAACCTGGGGATTTCCGATTGCCTGATGGGGATCGGTTCGCGCTTTGTTGCCGTTGAATTGAAGGTGGTCGAGCGCGGGTTAAAAGTTGCGCTGCGGCCCCATCAAATTGCTTTCCTGACCCGGCACGCCATGAAGGGCCGTCCCTGCTTTGTCTTGATTCAATATAAGGGGACGCTGGCCAAGCCGGGGAAAATCTATCTCTACCATGGCCGGGACGCTGTTGCCCTTGCCGAGCACGGCCTGCGATACGCCCCGCTGCGCACGTGGCCGAATCGTGGCATGCCCTGGGCGGAGCTGGCCGAAGTGCTATTGTCGGACGGGGCCCAATAGAAAAATTCAATTGGACAATTTGTCCGCATGGGGCACAATGATGGCTCCATCAACAGAGAGGATAGAGTCATGATTAAAACCGTCGCCATTTCGTCAAACCGCAAAACCGGTCCCATCGCTGTCACGTATCGGAGCGGAGAGCACGAAACCTACAGCACGTGTCCGAAGACGTGCAAGTTGCACCCGAAAAGCGAAACCGGGTCCGATACGATCGACCTAGAGTATTTGCATGCGCTGCTGGATGCTGTCCCGATCCGTGGCACTGCCTGGACCTATTCCCATTTTGCGGCGTGGTCCCTGCCAATTGCGAAACCCGGCCAGACTGTGATCAATGCGAGCTGTGACACTGTGGCCGAAGCTGTGGCCGCTGTCGCTGCGGGCCGTCCCGCTGTGCTGGCTGCTGCTAGAGACACTGCCGACCAGTGGCCCCGGGTGGTGGAGGGCGTGCGGTTCCATCGCTGCCCTGCAGAGCTGTCCGATAGCTTCACATGTGCCCAATGCGGAAACGGTTCGCCGTTATGCGCTCGCCCCGATCGCCGGGACGTGGTGGTGTTCGTCGCCCATGGGAGCGGCGCGAAACGTGTCGGCACGGATGAGGGCGGCGGGTGTTATGCGGCGAGCGGCCCCACTGCGATACAGTGGCACGGCGTCAAAAAAACCGGCGCTGCCAATGATGCCGAAACGGTTCGCCGGTTCGCTCGCTCGCTGCCCCCTGGCTCGATGTTGCGCCATCATGTGGCGGGTGACATTGGAAGGGCTGCATAATGTTTATTTTGGTCATCCTGATATTCGTAGTGGGGTGGTTCCTGATCGATAAATTCGGAAAATGGGACGACTGACGGCGATTAAAAAATACAATTGGACCCCGGCCAATAAAAGACTATCATTCACTCATCCGCTGCAATAACGCACGGATTCAACCCTCAAGAAAGCGAGAAAGAAAATGGCTCACATGATCGACACCACCACCGGACGCGCTGCAATAGCTTACGCGGGTGAAACCCCCTGGCATAACCTCGGGCAGCAACTCACCCCGGGCGCGTCAATTGAAACCTGGACACGCGAAGCCGGGTTAGCCTATACCGTGCTCGAGTCCCCCGTACTCTACAAAACCGAAGCCGCGAGCGCTCCCGAAGTATTCAAGGGCCGCAAGGTGCTGCACCGCTCGGACACGGGCGGGGCCCTGGCCGTAGTTTCGGACGGCTACCACGTAGTGCAGCCTGCCGAGGTCATGGGGTTTTTTGAAAAGCTGGTCGAAATCGGCGGATTCCAGCTCGAGACCGCCGGAGTCCTAAGTCACGGAAAACGTGTCTGGGGTTTGGCGCGGGTCAACGATGGCGCGGAGATTCTCGGGGGTGACGTGGTGCGGCCTTATGTGCTGCTCGGCACGTCATACGATGGGACCATGGCCACAGTGGCGAAGTTTACGAGCGTGCGCGTGGTATGCCATAACACGATCACGGCAGCGCTCGGCAGCGGCGAGTCCGTCCGGGTTTTGCACTCTGAACGATTCGATGCCGATCGGGTTCGGCAAGACCTCGGGATCGTGGCGGATGCATGGGACCGCTTCCTGATTCAATCCCGGCAGCTGGCGGGTGAGCCCCTATCGGCCACTGATGCGGATATGTTCGTTCGCTCCCTGCTCGAGCCGTACAAGTCCCCTGGTGTTCCCGTGAGTGAGTCCCGCGCCTATCGTCGCATTCTCGAGCTATTCAACGGGAAGGCTATCGGTTCGGATATTCCCGGGGTCGTCGGCACGCGGTGGGGCATGCTGAACGCTGTCACGGAACTGGTGGACCATGAGCGGGGCCGCTCGGACAACACCCGCATTGAATCGGCATGGTTCGGCACTGGTGCTGCTCTCAAAAATCGGGCCCTGGAATTGCTCGCCGCTTAACCGAATGAGAATCATTCTCAATTGGGCGTGATTCTCGAATGAGAATCATTCTCAATTGGGGGGTTCGCCGGGTTAATTTGCCTGAGGGGAAACTAGGCCCCTGGTCCCTGGCGCGTGACGCCTGAAACGTGGCGCGTGGCGCTTGCTGCGCGGTTCGCGGTCCCTGGTCCGCGCCCCGGGGGCCGTGGTCCCCGGGCTTTGGGCCGCTATCGGTGGCCCTGGCCCGGTTGAAAAATTCAATTGGACCGGGGGCCCGGTCCCGGCTATAGTGCAATTGCCGGGACAATGATGCCCCGGCAATTCAGAAAGGATAGAGACCATGCAAGCATTCGAGAAAAAATCATTCGTAGGTCTGACCCCTGAGGGACGCCTGAGCGTACACATCGACTGGGACGGCAAAAACCTGAGCATCACCGGCAGCGAGGGCCAAAACCATGGCGGCCAAATCATCATGAGCCCGTGGGACCTGCAGGAATACGCAGAGGGCTATAACCCCGAGGTGGTGGCCCAGCTCCGCGATATCTGGGAGCGGTGGCACCTCAACGACATGCAGGCAGGCAGCCCTGCCCAGACTGCATATCTCAAGGCGCACCCCATCACGGACCGCTTGGACCACTACACCAAAGCCTGCGAGGCCCTGAAGGCTGCAGGCCTGAACCCCGCGCCGGACTACATCCACAACGGCAAACCCTACCTCTACGGCACCGCGTGGCTGCGCGTCGAGGTGCCCGAGGATGCGCTGCAGTTCCTGCATGCTCTGCCCTGATAGCAAAAATCAATTGGACCGGGTTGCCCGGTCCGCGCACAATGCGCGGACCACCACAGAAAGGATAGAGCTATGCGATTGAACTTTTACTCGGACCCCGGGCACGGGTGGCTCGCCGTGCCCCTGGCCCTGCTCGAGCGGCTCGAGTTGCTCGATTCAATCAGCCACTACAGTTACATGCGCGGCCTGCTCGCGCATCTCGAGGAGGATTGCGACGCCTCGCTGTTCCTGGCCCGTGCCCGGGGCGCGGGCATGGTGATCACGTTCCGCGAGTCGGTGTGCCCAGACCGGCACTCGCGGATTCGGAACTATGACCCGTACAGCCCGGAGCGGGCCCGTCGCAATCTGGCCAACTATCGGGGCCAGGGCCCCGATTAAAAAATACAATTAGACCGGGGACACGGCCCCGGTTACAGTTGAGTCACTGGGCCGATGGTCGGCCCGGATCAGAAAGGATAGAGTCATGAGCACCAATAACCCATTCGCAAAACACACCAGCAGCATGTTCGGCAGCCGTGGGTGCGATATCGATCAGGCCCTGATTTACGCCAACGAGGTGATCAGCGCCATGCCCGGAGAAGTCCAGGCACATGCCACAACCGCACTGATGGTTGTGGTAAACACTGCCGCCAACATCTTCACCCAGGCCACGGGCCCGAGCCCCGAGAAGCAGATCGCCGCCGCGTGGGTGCGCGAGCTGGTCGCGCAGGAAATTGAGAAGCAGTCCCTGCAGACCTCAGCAGTGGAAACCGTCATCGGATGGTTGTCCGACAATCTGGACGATCGCCTGGACGACTGGGCCAACAACTCGATGGGGTTCGATGACGCTGTCGCTGTTGTGATCGATCGTTGGATCGAGAACAACCTGGACGTGTCCAGTCAGGTGGAGTCGGCACTCGAGGACTTCGACCTCAGCGACAAGATCGAGTCAGCGATCAACGACATGGATTTAGTGGTGCGCACTAGATAAAATAATTTGCACAACGGACAAATTGTCCGTTATAATGTAATCACTGTGGCGCGGTGCCACAGTGAAACCCAAGAAAGGATAGAGTCATGAGCACTCGCAAAGTCAACCCCTTGATCAAGGCCGTCAACGAGTCCATCAGTGAAAGCAGGGCCAACGCCCAGCGCATGCACCAGCAGGCAAAAGAACTGGCAAATCAGCGCATGCTGATCCGGGCCCAGTTCAGCGACATGCTGAAGGACTTCAACACGGACAAGCATCGGTTGTCCGTGTCACTGTCGTGTGGCGCTCCCCACATCAGCATCGTGCTGAACAAGCTGGACTCATTTAAGGACGAGGACCTCACAACCCTGCTGTACTATCTGGTCAACGCAGACGCAGAGATCAAAGAGGAGGCGTGGCCCCAGTTCCACAACAAGGATTACCACACCGAGGTTCATGGCGCTCGAGTCGCGATCCATGCATACGTCAGGTCCGACTCCGAGACCTGCAGACGAGTCCAGGTCGGCACCCAGCTAAAGGAAGAGCCAGTCTGGGAACTGCACTGCGGCTGATCACCACCAGGGCTCGGGCCCTGGTAAGCGTGGAGCGTTAGCTCCACGCTATTGCCGCGCCGCCGCCGATCAGAATAAAGAGCTTGACTCTGGGACCGTGCTGAGCGGAGCTCAGCACGGAACAGTCAGAGGGGGAGGGCCATAAACAGCCCACTTACTTCAGGCGTCGGCCTTCGCCCTATTTTTGCCCCAGGAAAACCACCAGGAAACCTGACCCCCGCCCCCATAAAAGGGCCCCTTGTTCCCAAAAAGGCAAACCCCGGTTATATTTGCGCATATGTCAAAACCTGATGACGTAGAAGAGGAACGGCTACGCCTCGAACTACGCCTTCGTCTCCTGGAAGCCCAGGAACGCGCTTCGAGTAGCTTTATCGATTTCTGCCAGTACGTCTGGCCAGAGATGCTTGTCGGCGAACACCACCGCCGTATTGCCAAAGCCCTGGACCGTGTCGTGTCCGGCGAGTGCAAGCGTCTGATCGTGGCCATGCCCCCGCGCCACGGTAAAAGCCAGATGGGCAGTTATCTGTTTCCTGCCTACCTGATGGGCAAGAAGCCTGACTCGAAACTCATCGTCGGTTCGCACACGGCGGAGCTGGCGCAGCGTTTTGGCCGGATGATCCGAAACCTTGTGGACGACGAGAAGTACAAGGAGTTGTTCCCTGGCATGCAGCTGTCAGCGGACAGCAAGGCTGCCGGACGGTGGAACACGGCCCAAGGAGGGGAAGCCTTCTTCATTGGTAAGGGCGGCGCGATGACGGGCCGAGGCGGTGATGTCATTGTGCTGGACGACATCTTGGACGAACAGGATGCGAACTCCGAGACTGCGATGCAGCAGACGTGGGAGTGGTACGAGTCAGGTCCCCGTCAGCGTTTGCAGCCGGGTGGTGCAATCATCCTGATCAACACGCGGTGGAAGACCGACGATCCGGCGGGACGCCTCCTGAAGATGCAGGGCAATCTGAAGGCCGACCAGTGGGAGGTGCTGGAGTTCCCGGCGATCCTGCCAAGCGGCAATCCGCTCTGGCCTGGGTACTGGAAGATTGAGGAGTTGGAGAAGGTCAAGTTCTCCATTGGCCTGAAGAAGTGGAACGCCCAGTGGCAGCAGCAACCCACGAACGACGAGGGTGCAATCCTGAAGCGGCACTGGTGGCGCAAGTGGACGTATGACGAGCCGCCCCAGTGCGAATACCTCCTGCAATGCCTGGACACGGCGTACTCGAAGAAGGAGACCGCTGACTTCTCCGTCATTTCCACCTGGGGCGTGTTCTACCCTGACGCGGACTCGGGGCCGAACCTGATCTTGTTGAACGTGCGCAAAGGCCGGTGGGACTTCCCTGAGTTAAAGCGTGTCGCCAAGGACGAGTACCAATACTGGAAGCCCGACAACGTCCTGATCGAGGCGAAGGCCACGGGAACGCCGCTGCAGCAGGAATTGCGTCGTCTGGGGATTCCGGTCACGATGTTTTCCCCTGGCGGGCGGCGCACGGGCCAGGACAAAATATCCAGGGCTAATGCTGTTGCGCCGGTGCTGGAATCTGGTATGGTGTGGTACCCAGAGGGCAAGGAGTGGGCCGAGGAGCTTGTTGAGGAATGCGCGTCGTTTCCCAACGGGTCCAATGATGACCAAGTGGACACGGCGGTCATGGCTTGGCACCGCTTTCGCCAGGGCGGGTTTATCAGTTTGAACGATGATGATAACGAGGAACCGGTCCGTGATACGTCGCCTGTTGAGTATTATTGATGTCCCGCCTACAATGGGCGCATCCTTCTAGCCCCGAGGACCACGGACCATGGCCCAAGACGATTTCCTCCAATTTCAAGAGCGTGTAAAGCAAGCCGAGTCCCGTGG